TCATTGCCGGGGCTTCGTGTTTGTGGGAAGTGGGAACCACCACCAGTGATCTTTCGGGACAGGCGGCGGCTCTCCGTCATCGTCCCACACATAACCACGGCAAGCCTCCTGCCGGTCTTCTGCTTTCAGCCTGTGGTGTTCTGCTGCGAAGAACTGGTTGAACTGTACCGGGTGATCCATCATCCACTGATCCCACACGGTCAAGACGGCGACCTGATCGACAGTCAGTCGGTCCCTGATCAGTTCCAGCGCCGTCCGAGCAGGCAACAGGAGGTCGCCGTCATAGTCATAGCCGTTTTCGCGCCCATCCCTGATTGGGTCGAACCAATCCATCAGGCCCAACAGCCACGTCACATCATCGACTTCAACCATTTCATGATCCCCCGTCCGCTTTGGACCTGCACCGACACATCATCAATCTTGTTCAACAAGGTACTGCGCTTGTGCATTGTTTCGATTTGCTGCCCCGCCACATCCACCACCACCATCCGGTTTGATGGGCCTTTCCGGCCTTGGTAGGGTTCAACGAACACAGCCTTCAAACGACCGCCGCGCACTGATAAATACACATCGCGTTTCCCCCGGCGGATCATATTCACAGCGGCTGCGCTGTAGGCTTCCAGGCTGCCCCAGCTATCGCCATGCTTTTTGTAGTGCCCCTTCATCTGCTGAGGGCTACGCCACTTCGCCTGAGCCAGCCTTTCGACCAGATCGGCCATATCTTTCCGAGGTAGCTTCTCCCGGTTTTCGACGGCCTCTTTCCACCGGTCAACATCGGATGTGGGGGCAAAGTACATCACGGTAATCGTCCGGCAGCGGTGATGGTAGGGCGGTGCGCCGGTCCCGGCGGGCAGGGCTGAGGTAGGCTTGTCTGCAAGTCCTCCGCCGTCACCGTGCATGGTCCAGCTTTCCTTGGCAGCCACCATGTTCCCCCGTTTGATGGCCCCCAGATAGGCGTCTGCCTGATCTTCCAGCCGTGTGACTGCGATAACCCGCCCGTGCATCGCCTTACACACGTCAGAGGTCTTGGCGTCCATGTGGGCGCGAACCTTGACGTATTCGACACCTGCCCGGCTGTACGCCTTGGTGCGTCCCAGTTCGCGGGTCTTGGTGGCGACGTGGTCGGCCAGCGTGTCCCAGTAGTGTGCCGATTTATCAGAGAGGGTTCCGAAATCGGCAGCGATCCGGCGAGCCAGATCATCACGGGTCATCCCCTTGTCAAAGTACTCGGACAGGATGCGGTCAAATGACTGGTGGGTATGGGCGTCCCAGTGCCGTCCAACCCAATACAGGTTTCCCTCCGTCAGGATCGACAGGGCGTCGCGGTCAGGCTTGCCGAAGGCGATATCAACCCCGGCCCCCTGCGCCACCTCCTGCTGGCCTGCGCGGTACAGCACATCAGACAGGTCTATCACGGTGGGGCGCATTGCAGACCGCAGGGCATCGGCACCGACATGGCGTTCTATGCCCTGCATAAGCGCATCGCGGGCGGCATTGTCAAATGCGCCCGCGTCCATCTCCCGTATCTGATCAAGGGCTTCTGTCAATGCCGCCCTGGTGGCCTCCCTGAAACTGCGGGTCAAGGCATCCTTCAGGGCTTGTATTGTTTCTTCAAGGAGGCTATCCGCCTTCAGTATCGCCGAGCGATAGTTCAGCTTGCAGATTGCCCGTCTTAGATCGTCGTGGCCCATAGCGCCGCACCTTGTATCCAACAATTGTTTCTTGCGTGACAAAGGCATGGTCACATGCCTCGCACCGTCGGTATCGGTAACTGGTTGCACCATCACGGCGGTAGACCGTGGTCCTGCCACCGCAGACAGGGCATGCCATGCTGTCGCTCAGGTCTGCCATCTCTCTAATCCCGTTATGCAATCCGACGCCTGCCGCACTGTCAGCCAGCGGGGATGATCGACATGTGCAGTCCGTCGGACAAACGCCAGCATGGCCGGATCGGCCAGCACGTCGCCGTCAGCTCCCCAGCCCTTGGCGCGACCAAGGGCCGACAGCTTGGCAAGCTGCGCCCTGGTCGCCGTGCTGGTGTTGGTACGGGGGACCATCCCGGACAGTGTGCGGGCGACGGTGCCAATCTGCGCATCGGTCATGGCCCGCAAGCTGTCTGAGCCATGGCGAGCCAGCAGCGCCCGCCATGCAGTGTCATCATCCAACCCGGTGATCTTGCGACGCAGGGCATGTATCTGTCGCATGGCTTTGGCCCGGTCCATGGTCATTGCCCCAACGATGCGCGCCAACCCTGCACATAGGCAGTCAGTTCACGGCCCAGTTCTTCCAGATCACGCGCGCTGTCCAGGCGTTCTTGCGGAGTGAACACACCGTCTTCAAGCCGAGCCGTCAGACTGTCCAGCCGCCGGGCCAGCGCCCGGAGTGCGGTGTACGGATTGGTCTGGTGATGGTCGGTATTGTCATCCGTAGGTTTGGCTTCAAAGCCGACCAGCTTCAGGGTCGGATTGAGCAGGTCGAGGCCAAACTGTTCGACGAGATGTAGCCACTGCCCGAGGGTCGGGGGTTGCCCCCGACCCGTCTCCTTCAACGCCTTCAGGCGAGCCTCTCCGATCCCGGCAACACTTTGCAGCATGTCCGGGGCAATCTGCCCGGCCCGCTTGCCGACCTTGGCGCGCAGGATCGGGCGCAGGATATCGGCGGCAGCGTCGCCCAGATCGGGGGTAAAATCCATTTTATCGGCCATGTTTTACGCCTCCGGGGTCGTGGTGTAGTGGGTCGCAGAGGCAACCGGGACTTTGGCAAGATCAAGGGGGATGGCATGGTAGGCACCGGCATCATCACGGCGGTAGACGCGGATATAGGACGCGCGGTCATAGACGCGGATGCTGTTGCGGATGGCAGCCATGGCATCCACCCACTTCGGGTGCTGAATATCCCAGCGCAGCAGGGACAGCACGTCTCCGACCTTGGCGGATCGATCTTCCCCCATACGGAAGACACTGCTGATCAGGGTCCGCAATTCATCACCGGCCCCGGTGGTAACGCTGTCGAGATACTCGCCGATCAAGGCGCGAGCAACCTCAAGGTCCGGGCCAAATTCGATCCGGTCAGCGTGGGCCATTTCGACCTTGTAAGACCCATCAAAGGTATACAGGGTCATATTGCCCTTTTTGCCGCCACGCTTCGCCTGATAGTTTTCGCGCAGAACATCGCGCAAGGTCAGCACTTCGGTGAACGCATGAGCCTTGTATTCGGCAAGGGTAAGGCTGAGTTTTTCCGCTTGTTCAGCCAGAGCCTGAACAAGCTGGTCTTCAAGAAGTTCCTGCGGACGAATGTTTTTCGTGGCAATTTTGTTGCCGTCACGGTCGATACGGTACATTTCCTCAGTCATTTTCATTACCTTTCCGATGGAAATATTTACAGGCAGCGGTATGGGCGGGAATTCGATCCTTGTGACGTGGGGAGCCACACTTCAAAGCCTTCAGAAGTTCAGCGGCTTTCAGGCATTTGCCGATGCCGACCACTGATGTTTTGCCAAAATGCTCGCACTCACCGCATGAGGCACCCACAGGGCCAGTGTTGGGGAAGTGGGCCATGAGCCCGTCGGGCATTTTGCTGGGCAGGGTCTTGCCATTGACGGTCATGTCACAGTCATGCAATCGCATCATCCGTCTCCCTCACATCCCGACCCGCAGGCCAGGCACGCGCGGCGGCAGTGGATCAGACAGGCCCGCCGGGATTGGTGTGCGGCGTTCAAGGCAGATGGCCTGTTCGCGCATGGCGACCAGATGGGAGTAGAGCAGCCGGACGGATCGGGCTTCCAGCGTCATGCCGCAGGAACGACCGGGTTCAAGCAACGTCTGTAACCTCAGCAATTGCTCTGACAAGGAGAGGTTCATCACATGGCCCCTTCCTTCTTGGCGGCGGTCAGGACAGACAGGGTCACCGACTCCAGCTTGTTGGCGGCCATGATCCGCTTGATGCCATCGACCAGTTCCAGCGCCTCGCGCCACCATCCGCCGGTCAGGGCGTGAAAGGCTTTGGACAGGTCCGGCCCGAGGTCGCCAAAGGCCGGAACCAGCACGGTTGCCGCCAGTTCGCGCGGGTCCATCGGGCTGATGTCCAGACGCTTGCTGCCGATGCGCCCGGTAAGCTGTTTGGTCAGCACGGCAGTTGCCTGCGCTGACAACACCTTGTTGACCAGCGGAGTGCCCATCAGGATGGCGGCGGTGCCCAGTTCGTCGCAGAAATAGCGAACCCGTTCCAATTGCTGGATGCGCAGGTGGTTGGCCTCATCAACGATGATCAGCCGACCGGGCAGAATTTGGCGGCTGAAGGCCATCATGTCATAGCTGGTGCCCCCCGGCAGGGTGGCCCCAGAGGCTTCGAGGATGTCGCGGGTCAACTGCGCCTTGCTGATGCCTTCGAAACAGCAGACCCGGATGCCCGAGAATCGTTCTGCCAGCAGCTTGCTCAGGGCGGTCTTGCCGCTGCCCGGTTCGCCTACAATCTGGCCGATGCGACGGTCAGAAGATGCAATGACAGTCTCGGCCAGACGCAGGGCCTTCTTGACGTTTTTGGTTTCAATGATATCCAAGGGTTGCACTCCGTGTGTGTGGGGGCGTTTCAGGGAACAACTGGCGTGCGTCACCACGACAGCCCTGAAGCGTCCTCGGTTTCGATATCGGCAAACTGGCTGTATTCAACGGCAGCGGCCTTGACCGTTGCCCGTTCCGCCCGCTGGTCGGCCAGCGCACGGGATGCTGAGGCCATCGCTTCAGCTTCGGGGGACAGGGACACTGCCACATCCCCCGGTATCTGCGGGACGCCACCGGCCTGCGCGGCAACCGCCTGCACGTGCCGTCCCATCTCTGCCACCAGATCAAGGCGGCAGGTGTTCCGCCGCTTTTCGGCAATGGCACGGTGCAGCACCTTTGCCCGGCGGGCTTGTTCCTTGGCCCCGGCCCCATCCAGATAGTCATAGGTCTGTTCCGGCTGGGCAGCGCAGATCAAGCCTGTGTTATCAAGGATGTAGGCGACGTCCGGCGCATGTGGGGCGACGCGCACCCGCACGCTCTGGCCGGTCATCGTCAACAGGTCGTCGGCGTACCAGGTGATCCCGTTGCAGGAAACGCGGCCCTTGCGCACCACCCGGCGTTCCTCTTCGGCAAAAGCCATCAGCAGGGTATCGGCGTCAATCCGCACCGCCTGCCAGCCGTCGGCGATGGCTGCACGCAAGGCGGCATCAGGGCTTTTACCGTCAAGGAACCCGCCCTGCGGCTTGCAATGGTAGAACTCCAACGCAGTATCCAGCGCTTCATGAAACGCTTCGTACCCACCGCTGAACGCCTTGGGCGGACGGCCCACATGTTCCTTTTTCGCCTTGGTCCGATCGCCACCGATATAGCCCGGCATGGCCGGGAAAATGGTGTTGGTCAGGACACTGAACAGCCCCTCAATCGGCTTGGCCGGGGCGTTGTAGGGGCGGGCACGCTTGACCGCCGCGATAGCGCGGGTGCGCAGGTCACGGACCCCGCTCTCATGCTCCACCATCCGCACATCAATACGGCCATGACAGGCGGCGGACAGGTCGGCAAAGGTCTGCATCATGCTGTCCCACGTGTATTCGGACCCGTTGTCCAGATACAGGGTGCGCGGCAGGCCCCATGCCTCCACCATCGCGGCAAAGCTCATGCCGACATGCCAGCGCTTCACGCCTTCGCCACGCTCAAGGAAGATCAGCGATGCGTAAACGCGGTTGGTCGCAATGTCGTGCCACGCGATGATTTTGGGGTAGACGTCGGTTCCATCCGGGCGTTCAACAACAATATCAAGGTGATGCACGTCACCGATCACCAGATGCATCGGCGCATAGGCATCGCGGTTGCGTGCAACACGGGGCAGGTAGTGGTCAAAGAATGCCTTGGCATCCCGCTTCTGGATGGCAAGGATTTCGTAGTCCCGCCACGTTTCCACCATCCGGCGGTTGACCGCACAGGCGTCCGGGGTCGGTTGCGGCCAGCCCGCCTTGTGGGCCAGCGCCTGAAGCTGGGTGCTCGCCAGCAGGGAGATATTGCGCCAGCCCGCCGTGCCCTCGCTCCACAGCGAGCGGATATACAGTTCCAGCGCCGCGCTGATCGCGGCAAGGTCGGCAGGCCCCAGCCCGGCGGCACGGGCGGCATCGTCAAAGGCACGGCTGACCACCACCCGCTTGATCCCCCTGGTGCCCTTGGGGGCGTTGTTCAGTGCCCCGACGCCGCCGGTCTGATAGCGGTTGATCCAGTCGTACAGGGTACGCAGCCCGACACGCCTGGTCTTGCCGTCCGGGGTCAGCTTCAGGCCAGCCCCGGCCATCAGGGCGCGACGGCGGGCAGCAGAGCCTTCCGGGTGGCGCAGGGCGTCACTGATCAGCGACAGCCGCCACAGCGCCAGAGCAGAGGCAGGCAGGGCCGACACGTCGCCAGTAATCACCGCCCCGCCCGGCACGCTGGCCGGGGCCTGTGTCGCCCGCCAGCGTTCGTACAGGTCGGGCGGCAGGGTGGTGGCATCCACGCGATAGCTGATACCGCCCCGGCCACCCCGTCCGGCAACGGTGTCAATCGTCAGGGCATAGCCGCGATAGGTACCCGCCTGCAGGGCAAGACGGGCGGCGCGATCAGTGATGCCCGCAAGGCTGGCGAACTGGTCAGCCGTCAGCCACGCACTTCCGCAATCAGGGGCGGAAGTCGGAACCTTTTTTGGAGAAACCGGCACCGGCAGGGTAATGACATTATCACCGTGTGGAGAGGTTCCGACTTCATGGGCGCTGGTTCCGCAAACTTCACCGCAAGTCGGAACCTGTTTTTCGGGAAGTCGGAACCCTTGCGGAAGGGAAGTCGGAACCTCCGCCTGCTGATCCACGGCTTGCCGAACGGGCAGGGAAACCACGTCCCCGCCCTTGAAGTCGGAACCTTCTGTGCCTTCGCCTGTCAGGGCGATAACTTCCGCAATCTGAGGGTTCCGACTTCCGGCGGTCAGGCGATCAACCGACGCCTGATTGACCAGCCATGACCCTCCAGTTGCCGAGCGGCTTTTCTCGAACCGAACATCCAGAGAAACCCCTTTGTATGGCTTCCCTTCCGCTCCGGCCCGGCGCAGCACCTTTCGCGCCATCTCGGATGAAATCCCGAGAGTGGCGGCGAACTGATCGGCGGTGAGATAGACAGGGGCAGTCATCAGGAATGGACCTTCTGAAAGAACGGGATGGTCAGAGGGTGAGGAGCTTGGTCCGCAGCTGATGGGCCGCATTTTCCAGGCGCGTGTACTGGGCATAGTGTTTGTTCGCCTCGGTGTGGGCGGTATCCCACTCGAGCTGTTTCTTCGTTGCAGTTTCGAGCGCAGCCGGGGAGCCTTCAGAGCGGAATGCGGCCCATGCCTGCTGTAACGGTTGTGCAGCATCGCGACTGCGTTTGGATGCGCAGACATACGCATCGAACGCTGCGGTGGCCTTCCTCTCGAGGGTATTGATACGGACCTCTAGCAAATGCGTCGGTCTGAAGAAGGGGATGTTGCGCTGGATCAGCGCAATCAGTTCAGCCTTTGAAAGGTCTTGCAGGTCAATGTCGGACATCATCACCCCCGAAGAATGGCCTGTCCTTTTCCTTGTCGTAGGCACGGATAGCGACCAGGGCAATCCCGGCGATATGGCACAGCTTCTGCCGATACAGACCCCAATCAGGGGCATCACCGTCCGTAATAGCCCATAATTCATCCGAGACATCGCAAAGGGCTGCCATGAAATCGATTGAGAGGAGGGGGTTTTTCCGGTTCAGCAAGATGATCTCCAGGGCGGCTCCCAACACTTCAGTGAGGATGCCACCCATGCCCTCTGTAACCACGGAAGCGCAGGCGACCTGCTTTTCTTCGCCGTGTATTGTAATGTCGGCGGTAATGGTGACTTGTTGGGTCTGGTCACTCATCATTCGCACTCCTGACCGCATCCCCTTCCATGGCGTATTCCAGCATCGCTATCGCCATGTGTTCGGACAGATCCACCGCCTGATCCTTCAAGGCGGCAAGGGCGCTTTCACAGGTCAGGGTATCCGCAACCCCATAGAACAGTCGGCGATCCCCACTCGTCATTACGTGAGAGGCAAACCGCAGGGCTTCCGCCCGTGTTGGTTGAGGCTTGCTGCGGACAAAACCCCGCGCACAGTCTTGAGAGCTATTCATTCCGTGTTCCTTTCAAGCGGACAGGCTGCGGATGTAGCTGACGAGTTGCGGACTGGCAGCGGCGATTGCGGCAATCCGGTCATTGGAGAGGGTGGTTTCGAGGACCAGCCGGTTGATCAGGTTCACCGTCCGGGAGGAGTCACTTGCGACCGCCTTGCAGGCAGCCAGTTCATCCTTCAGGGCCATGTGCTGTTCCAGCAGGGCGGCATAGCGGGCCGGATCAATCCCGGTCGGGGCCGGAGTGATGGCGGCGGGGGGTGTCATTACTGCTGACACCCTGGCTTGCCCCTGATAGCTGCCGGTGCGGCGGATCGTGGGGAGGACTTCCGAAGTCACCCATTTGCGGAACCGATAAGGCAGGGAGCCGGGGGTCATCGCTGCATCACACCGCATCATGATGGTGTACAGACCGGCTTCTGAAATCATCCACGCACAGGGACCCGTCTTTTCCACCCCGGTGTCAAATGTGGGGTTACCCCTCTCAAGAGTGCTGAGGGGAATGCGCCGCTTCTCATCCGCATCCAGTTTTCGTACGTGCTGCTCGTATCCCCCCTTGTGTGAGGACAACTGGATGGCCTTGCACACATCGGCCAGCACAAACCACGGTTGGTCATCGTTCATCACATGACGGATGGGGTGGTTCTCAAAATTGAAGGGAGTGAGGGCGTTCATTTGTAACCTCGCTGTCTTGGGGTAAGGGGTGGCTCTGCAACGGTTACGCCTGCGGCAGTGGCCAAACGGGCACGAAGCGCCCTCGCTTTCGGGCCGTTCCGTTTGCCAAGAAGGGCGTATGTCGCGTTCATTCGGCACACACCGTTTAATCGGCACCAAAGGGAGAAACTTGAGCCTTCTTGAATTAGGCCTCCCCTCACAAGGCTGAAGAGTGCTTGGGATGGTGATGCGACTTTCATAGTTGGGTAGTTCCTGATAGTCTGCTTTATGAGGACATGATTGCCCTCATTTTGAGGACTGTCAAGGAATTTTCTTCATTTTGAGGACAGGAGGTTTCTGTGAAGCCATCTCCAACAATTGATGTTGAAGCCGTCTTAACCAGAATAAAGGATGCACTAAAAATACAGACTGATACTCAGCTAGGTGAGTATTTTGAGGTATCGAAAAAGACTATCTCTTCTTGGAAGTCTAGAAACTCGATGCCAATTGAATTCATGCTAATGGCATGCGTAGCTACTGGAAAAAAAATTGACTACTTCATATTTGGGGAGTCGATTGTTCGGGAGCCTACTGAATTTAAATTGTTCGATATTGACATTATGGCTGCGGTGGGAATTCATATCGCAACAGCATTGCTCAGTGAATATGCACCGGAAGAGTTAGCTTTTATGGAGGAAGAAAAACTAGATCAGATAGGAATGTCTACTGGTCTTCAGATTATGTTCTTGATGGGAGAATTTGATAGGGAAAAGAAACTACTTCTGGACTCAGGAAAAATAAATCGAGAAAATTATATTGAATATATTAAGAAAAATCACAGATATGACCTGCCATATTTTGCAAAGGCTCTGTCTAATAAAGAGAAGTTGTGACCGATAACATCAAAGGGCCGATGCATCGTCATCGGCCCTTTGTTTTTGCCGGATGGCATCCCTGACAATCATCAGGGAATTGCGGGTGCGGCGGACCGTTTCGGGGTCCGCCGACCGCAGGAGACGGGCCGCCAGCCGGAGCATGTCCACCTGCCCGGCGGGGACGCGGCACTGTACCTGCCGGTCCTGTGCTGTGCGCAGGCGCTTTCGATAGGCCCGGACACGCTCCGTGCTGGTGCCCATTTTCAGCGCACCGCCAGCAGGGGGCGGCCGCACAGCGGGGCGGCGGCGTTGGCGATGCCAACCGCATCCATCATGCGGGTATCTGCTGCCTGCACCTGATTCCACAGGCGGTTTGCCTGATCGCGGTCCAGACTGCGGGCAAGCGCCATGCCGCCGCCGGAGGTCAGGGTCAGCAGGCGGGTCAGGTCGTTGAGGGCAAGGGTGCGGTCATGGGCTGCCTGCCGGGCGGTTTCTGCCGCTTCGCTGTAAACGCCCAGGGCGTGATAGTCGATGGTCATGATCAGTCCTTTTTGCTCGAGCTATCGGGGGTAAACGCCGCGACGGCGGAGGCGACAGCCGCGCCACCGGTGGCGATGGCGGCAGCCTGATCGGGGGTCAGGCCGACCCCGGCAGCGGTTGCCAGACCGATCACGCCCAGCCAGGTGGAGCGTTCCTTCAGTCGGTCGAGGGCGAAGGCGAGGATGAGTTTCAGCATGGTGTGGACTCCGAACGATGATGGCGGGTGCCGTGTGACCCGGTGCGCGCCCCCACCCGCCAGCGGGGCGCGGCGGGAGGAGGGTTAGCGCAAGCCCGAGGTCAGTAGGGCTTGCAGACGCAACACCCGGCCAATCCAGCCGACGCCATAGCGGTCAAAATTTGCCGTGCCGGTGTAGCGCTTGATCCGCCAGGCGAGATAGCGGTTCAGTTTGTCCGGCCCGGCGGCGGTGACGGCGGCCAGCGTTTTGGGGCCGATGATGGTATCGGCCTTCAGACCCAGCGCGGTTTGCAGCAGGAACGCCGCCGCCCCGCTGCCCTGATTGACGGCGGTATCGAACACTGCCACCGCCCACGGCGCGGGCATCTGGTCGCACTTGCAGGCATCCCAGTAGTCGCGGCGATAGATTTCCGCCGCCTGATCGCGGGTCAATCCGGCGATGTCCACCCCCGGATAGGCCCGGCGACTGATGCCAAAATTGGTTTCGCCCCCACCATCGCGGGGATCGTTGACGTAGCCGCCTTCCTCGGACAGGACGAAGGCAAGGGCATGGTCGAATGCCGATCCCTGTTCCTGCCCGTTTTGCGGGGGCGTGGAGTCGCTGGTGGTGTCGGGGGTATCGGGGGCAGCGGAACCCTCGACATGCGACTCCACAGCCCCCGTAGCGGGCGTGGCGGGGGTTTGCTCGCCGGGGGTGGTCGGGGCTTTGGTGGTTTTGCTCATTGGTCAGCCTTTCTCAACCTTTCTTGACGTGAAGGGAGCGCAGGGATTGCAGGGCATCGGCCAACATCTGCGTTGCCTGCGGGCCGATGTGGGGGGTAAGGAAATCCAGCGGTTCGCCGTTCATCTCGGCGATGGCATCGCGCAGCCAGGGGCGACCGGTGCGGGCGGGCTGGAACACCGACTTCACCGGGTGGTCTGCGCCGCCCCAGAACAGACCTTTGGCGGTTTTCGGGCGGATGATCAGGGCCGGGCGGCCATCGTGGACGGCGCGGGCATAGGGCATGTTCGACCCCACCTCTGCGCCAAACGACCCCGAGGGCTGGACCACATGCGACTTGCGCAGGTCGCCGCGGTCGAACGGCACCCGGCCCTGACGGGTGGCAATCTCGCGGACCCGTTCGGCCAGCAGCAGCGAGACCCGTTGCAGGTTGATCCCGGCCATTACCAGCACTCCACCGTCAGGCTGCCGCCCCGTTGCCCGCCGATGGCACCGGGGGCCATGCCGTCAAGGGCCAGCGCCAGCGACCAGAAGGCATCGGCATGCCCGTCTGCCGTGTGGTCGGCGTCATATCGGATGGTGTTTGCCCCGGCGATCTTCTTGACGGCGTGCATTTGGGCCAGCAAGCCGGGATCAGGCGGCAACAACACCTGCCGCCGCTCCACCAGCCGGGCAAGGTTGGTGGCGATTTTCGCTTTGTACTGCTGGGTAATGGTCCGCCGCACGGCGATATCCGGCATTTCCGCCTGAAGCTGTTCGCCCAGCATCCAGCCGATGCCGGTGCCATCAATGTTCAGGCGTTCCAGTCCGGGATGCTTCGCGCAGGCATCCAGCACCAGCGCCCGCTGATCATCGAAGCGCACGCCCTTCCAGTCGGCCCAGTCCACCAACGGGAACAGGGGACCGCGTGCGCCCTCCACCTCGCCGACGATAGACAGCCACGTGCGGTCATTGGTGCGGCCAAGGTCAAGCCCGCCCCAGCGGCCCGGTGTATCGGCGTAAGCGTCGGCGGGAGTGGTGCAGGCTTGCAGATCGGCCCACGACAGCAGGGCGGTACCATCCTCGGCCCACTGCAATTCGTACATCATGGCCCAGGAATCTGCGTCAAACAGGCTGCGCAGGTCTTCAATGCCGCCGGGCAATGGCATGCCGTCGGCTATGGCGTCATGAATGCTGATCCGCAGGCGGGTGAACTGGTCGTACTTGCCTTCATGGTTGGTCGCCATGCGCCAGAACAGGGAGCCGGGAAGGAACGGTGTAGACAGCACTTCCAGCGTACCGCCCACGGCGGTAATGGATGGCACCAGCGCTTCCCACACCCGCTTCTGGTTCATCACCCATGCGAATTCGTCAAACACCACGTCGCCGGGGTCGCCCTGAATGGTCCGGAAATTGGGGGGAAGGGCGTAGATGCTGGTGCCCCCGATCCGTACATGGTCGGCTTTGTCGTCATCCAGCAGGATGCCCAACTTGCCGCAATGGTGGCGGACGTAGTTCAGGAACTTGCTGGCCTGCCGCTGACTGGCAGAAACCACCAACTGTTGCCGCCCGGCCATCGCCCGCAGCACCACTTTCAGGGCAACCACATAGCTGAACCCGATCTGTCGGGACTTCAGACAGAGAAGAAACCGTGAAGGATCAATCAGATACTTCAATTGGTACTTATACAGCCCGTAATCCGGGGACGTTGCCAGTGCCAGCAGGTCCGCACTGACAGCATGGCGGACGGTCGGCACCGGTCTGGGCTTGGGGGCGACCCGGCGCAGGCGATCCAGCGATTTGGTCAGCATGGCGATTTTCTGGGCGTCGGCCTGCGTCGGGTTGGCCTTGCGGGCCAGCCGGTTGATCTGCGCCTCCAGGTATCCGGGGGTCTGCTGCCGGGCGCGCAGGGCATCGCCCCAGTTTCCGGCCTTGATCCAGTTGCGCACGGTGCGCGGGGACACATCCAGCTTGTGACGGGACAGCAGGACGGCGGCAATCTCGCTGCTGTCCAGTCCGTCCAGATACATGGCGTGCGCCTCGGCGCGCACCCATTCCGGGCTGCCCTTGCGGCCCCGGCTCATGACCGGGTGCCCAGAAAGGATTTCAGCAGTTCGGCGGTGGCCTCCTGCGTGTCGCTGGCCTGATCGGCCCTGCCGTCGCCATCCACATCCGGCGGCGGCAGGATGGCGAACTGGCGGTGGTCAATGCCTGCTTCCTGCAACACCGGACGCAGTTGCCCGGCCACCGACCGGCGCACCGGCAGGCAGGTAAAGCGCTCGAAGGCAATCATCTGTGCCGACTGTTCACCTTGTCCGCCAATCCCCAGGGCTTTGGCAATCCCGACCAGCCGCGACGGCACGCCGTGGGCAATCGGGATATCGTCACGGGCAAATTCCAGCAGCTTCAGGAAATCGCCGTCCTTCTCCGGGCGCGGGATGTTGACATCAACCGAGACTTCCTTGTTGTCGAAGTTCAGCAACAAAGTCTTCCGGGAATTGTACAGACCCTTGTAATTGTCGCTGAAGAACTCCTGAGCCTGTTTCTTCTGGTTGTCGGTCAGAATTGCCCCGGCAACAGTCAGGATTGAATCGGGCAGGCCGTTGTTGTCAAAGAAGCGCTGATTGTATTCTGTCGCGGCATTTGCCAGTGCCATCATCGGACCAGAGGAAATCCATTGCGGCAGCGCGTAATGACCGCGCACCGGATCAGGGGCGCGCAGGTGCAATACCTCGTCGGCGGCCAGCAGGATGGTTTCCGGCGTCCCGCTGCCGCTGTCGATCACCTGCACATATGACCCATCGCGCCGCCGGGAGACCGACCACGCAGGCAACGTGCGCAGGGCGACCAGCCGTTGCCGGTAACGGATACGCTGGATAAAGGCATTACCGTAGGTGCGCAGGTCCACCCCCGCCGTCACCAGCAAATCAATCGCCCCGGCCTCGCACAGGTCATCAAAGCGCGGACTGTTGACGCCATAGCCAAACGCGGCTTCGGCCACGCGGTGGCAACAGGTCGCATGCACGGTTGATGACAGGTACATCCGGGCCAGTGCCAGCGGGTCAACCGGCCATGTGATGGCATCACCAATCCCGACCGCCGCCGGAGACAACAGCCGGGCAAATGGATTGGTACCGCCGTTGATACTCTTGATCACGATGGCGTCGTTCATGGTGTTTTGGTCGCCTCATCGGGGTGCATGAGGCTAACGGTAAATATAGATAAAATAATATCAACGGCATGTATTCCGAATATGGAATGCCCATTCCAATACTGGAATACAGTCAAGTGAAATTAATTTCGATGATTGCTATTACTATGGGGTCAACGACGCAATGAAGCATCGTTGTAGATGCGGTAATACACCAGATGCCCGAAATCAAAGACCTTGAAGTGCAGTTCATCTCTCTGGTAAGGCGCCCGGCAAACGGCAAAGAGATCGTGCTGAAGGCCGCAGGACCGTGCCGGGAACTGCGGATCATCAAGTCGGACGATGAACGGCAAATGGTCTACGGCATCGTGTATGCCCCCGACGATCCGGACGCGCATGAAGACTGGGCCTCTGCCGATACCATCCGTAAAGCGGCCTACAGCTTCATGCGCGCCGGGTCTGCCCCGAATGTGGACAAGGAACACAGTTTCAGCCCGCTGCCCGGTGCCTACGTCGCCGAAAGCTGGCTGATCCGCAAGAATGACCCGTTGTTCCCGGATGAAGCCGAAGGCGCGTGGGCGGTCGGTATCCGGGTCGAAAGCCCGGAAGACTGGGCGGCGGTCAAATCCGGCGAGGTTGCCGGGCTGTCGCTGGCCGGTATCGGGCGGATGGCTGACCCCGGACCCCCTCCCCAAAGCTGGCTGTCAAAGGCCCTGAGCAAACTGAAGAAGGACACCCACCCCACCATGACCGAAGACGATATCAAGGCCATTGCCAAAGCGGCAGCCGAAGCCGCTGTGGCAGCGCAGGCCGCGCAGGTGCCTGCCACCCCGGCGGCGGGGACGGACGGCGCTGCCCCGGCCACAGCTCCAGCTCCAGCCCCAGCCCCGGCCCCGGCTGCCCCCACCGAAGCCACGGCAACCGCTGACCTGAAGAAGCAGGTTGATGCCCTGACCGGGGATGTGCGGGAACTGACCAAGGCGCTGGCGCTGTCGGTCGCCAAGGGGGCAGGAAGCGGCGGGATTGCCGCGCCGCCGTCCAACGCTGGTGCGGGGGTGGCGTAATCATGTCGTGGGAACTGCTGTGCAAGTCGAATACCGAACTGGCGGCGCTTCAGACCCGGTTCGGCGCGACCGCCCCGCTGGTCGCCTTTGCCAAGGGGCTGGTCGGGCCGGAAGTCCTGACCGTCTCGGGGACGCTGACGCCGGAGGTGGCGAATGCGTGGATTGATCTGGTGGTCGAACATGACTTCCTGAAGTTGGTTACCGTCCATCGCATGGCGAGGCTGAAGAGCGAAGTGCCGGTGCTGGACATGGGGCGCCGATCCTTGCGCCGGGTGCCGCAGGGCAGTGAACCGGCGGCGGACGACAGTGCGGACGTCAACCAGTTCGGTTGCACGCTGGAAGCAGAGGATGCACAGCTTTTCCTTGATCTTTCGCGTGATTTCCTGCGGGACAACCAGAACAACCCGAACCTGCCGACGCTGGTTGAAGGCATGCTGTCGCGCCTGTACGGGGCCGAATTGCTGGATCTGGCCTTCAACGGGCTGGGCAGCACCGCGCCTGCCGGACCGGACCAGAAATTCCTGTCGCTCAACAAGGGGTGGCTCCTCCTGCTGAAGGAAGCCGCCCAGGCTGGAAAGGCTCCGGCCCTTGCCACCATTGACCCGGCAACGACCGGCTATGTGAAGGCGCTGGAAACGGTGTTTACCAGGCTGCCTGCCAAGTATCTGGCAACGGCGGTGGCGGTCATGTCTGACACCGATGCCCTGAAGTATGGGGTGCAGGTGGCTGGCACCCCGAACGGCAGCTACACCGCCGTCCCTGCCGGGGCATTCGTCGGCAAACCGATCGTGGCGGTGCCCTACATGCCGTCCGGTTCCATCATGGTGACCCCGCTGGAAAATCTGGTGCTGGGCATCAATCAGGAAATGGAGCGCACCCGCGAGTACCACGCCCGCAAGCGCTGTCTGCAATATACCTTTGATGGCTCCTTCGACTTTGAAATCCGGGTGAAGGAGGCTGCGGCCCTTGGGGTAGCAGCATGATCACCCCCGCCGACCTGAAGCGGGCGTACACCTTGCATCCGTCAGTGCCTGACGACATGCTGGCCGTCCACATTGCGGCGGCTGACCTGTCGGTGCGCACGGATGTGGGGGTGGATGGGGCCGGGGCGGTGATTGCCGCTGCCGCCCTGTCCGGTGCCGCCGCAGACATGGTGTGCGAACAATGGGATCAGGCGGTCTGCCAGCGCGCCTGTGCGCTGGTGCTGCCCCACCTGAACCTGATCAGCGGCAAGCAGGGGCGCTCTGCCGGGCTGCGATCCATGCAGCAGTCGGACGGACCGGACTATCTGACGCCGCAACAGGTGGCGGCTCTGGTCAGCACCCTGAACGACAGTGCCGCCCGGCTGGTGGCCGATATTCAATCCCGCTTGCCGGGCAACCGGTCCAGCGTTGCGGCCTCTGGCCTGTTCATGGCTGCAATCTAGAGCAAATCCCGAGCAGATGGAACATCTGCGACGACGTATTTGCTGAAATAACAAAATGTTAGAGCGTTTGACCCAATTCAGGGAAAACGGAAAACGCTCTGAGGGCAAACAGTATGAGCGACGACATCAACACCCGCCTCGGGCGGCTGGAAGCCACAACTGAACGGGTTGCCGACGCCCTTGAACGCCTGACCCGGCTGGAAGAGCAGCGGGCCAGTGATCGGGACAGCCTGCGCGATCTGCACAAGCGGCTGGCCGTGATCGAGCACACGGTACGCGAGGCCGCCCCGGTGTCCGCCGGTATCCGCAAAATCCTGTGGGCACTGGTGGCGGCTGTCGTGTCGGCGGCGGTGGCGGCCATTGCCGTCAAGGTGCAGGGATAGGGCGATGCATGACCCCGTCACCGCTGCGATCCAGATTGCGGCCCTGGCCCGTCTGGATACCGTCGCCCCGGCCTTGATCGAGGCGTACCACGGTCAGCAGGCCGTGGGGGTGTGGGCGGAGCGCCTGACCTACGGCAACGGCCTGACCTGTCGCCACCGGGTGCCCGGCTGGCGGGCACATCACGCCATCACCGGCACGGTGATCATCGAGATTCTACCGGCGGAGATGGTGGCCGAAACGACAGCCGCCATCGGGCAGTGGGAACGGTCGATCATCGGCAGCCGCCTGAAGGTTGCGGTGCCCGATGGGCCAACGGCCACCGCTCCGGCGGGGGTGCTGACCTTGCAGGCCCGCCATGATGCGATCAGTGACCGGGGGGTGATCGTGCTGCAATACGTCTTCGGGTTCGAGGGCGGGGTGTTCGTGCCCGATGCGATGGCAGAGATAGAGGTGGATGGCTTTGGCACTGTGCCGTTGCCGGTGCCAGGTGCGGAGGATGTGCCCCATGGATAACGGATTTGTGCTGGCGGAACTGGCCCGCGCCCTGCGGCTGGTGGTGCTGCGCGGGGTGGTTGGCGACCACAGTCCGCAGGCGGTGCGGGTCGAAATTGCCCCCGGTGTGCAGACAGACTGGCTGCCGTGGCTGCGGTGGGCCGGGTTTGCCGCCACCCACCGCGTCCCGTCAATCGGCGAAGCGGTGCTGCTGGTCGCCCCGGAAGGCAACCTGCAACAGGGCGTGGTGGTGGGCGGCCTGTCCACCGGCCTGAACCCGGTGGTGGGGGATAGCGTTGATGTGACCGTTGCCCGCTGGGCAGACGGCACCGAGGCCCGCTATGACGCCCGCAGCAAAACCCTGTCGGTCCATTCCGAAGGCGATCTGCACCTGTCAGCGGTCGGCAAGATCACGCTGGAGGCACAGGACATCACCCTGCGGACCGGCGAAGAGGGTCGCTATCTGCTCGATCATCACGGCATGGCAACCCTGCTGCGCCATGTCGCAGGGCAACAGTTTGAAACGGAAACATGGGTGTCCGGCTCGGTGGTGACCGGCCTGCCGGATCATGGCTACCACCCGCCGGAAGTCGAGGGCTGATCATGGCCGGGATGGATGCCAGTACCGGCCTGTTGCTGGGCGGTGTGGCACACATCCGGCAGTCAGTGACCGATATCCTGATGACCCCGTTGGGGTCGCTGCTGTGGCGGCCAGACTACGGGTCATTGATCCCCGGTGCGCTAGACCGCCCGATGACCCCGGACTTTGTCAGTTGGGTGGCCCACGAAGCGGCCATCCGCCTGCGCCGCTGGGAAGATCGCTGGACCCTGCGCCGGTCGGTGCCGCTGGTCAGTCGGCAAGGTCAGTTGGTGCTGACACTGGAAGGCACCCTGACCGACACCGGCCAGCTTTATGTGTTTGATGTACAGGTGAAAGCATGAGCATCGCCCGCGTGTTGCCGGGACCGACCCCGGACATTATCGCGCCGCTGTCTGTCGAGCAGGCTTATGCGGACGCACTGGCCCACCTGCTGGCTGACAACCCCGACCTGTTCGATGCGGGGCGGGAAAGCGACCCTCTCCACAAGCTGTTGATGGTCGGGGCATGGCATTACCAAATGGCTGTTGCCCGGATGAACGATGCCGTGCGGGCGGTGATGCCGCATCTGGCCCATGCGGCGGATCTGGATGCCATTGCCTTGCGTGCCGCCGTGGCCCGGCAGGTGCTGGACCCCGGCGATGCCACCGCTGTCCCGCCGCGCGCCCCGGTCTACGAAAGCGACAACCGTCTGTTGCAGCGCTATTACGGGGCATGGGACCGGCTGGGTCAGTCCGGCAGTGATGGCCTGTACCGGGCGTTGGCACTCGAAGTGCCGGGCGTGCGGGATGTGTGGATTGACAGCCCGGAGCCGTGCGAGATCGTTGTCACCGTGCTGGGGTGGGATGGCGTGCCGGATGCCGCCACCCTGGACGCGGTGCAGGCCATCACCACCGACCGCGACCGCCGCACCCATGGCGACCGGGTCAGCGTGCAGGCTGCAACCGTGGTTGATGTGCCGGTTACGGCCCGGCTGGTGTTGGCCCCCAATGCCGATGCCGCTACCGCCTGTGCGGCTGCCGGGCAACGCCTGAGCGCCTATACCGCGTGGGTTGAGATTCCCGGCCTGACCCCGCTGGGGCGGCGCTGGACTGCCGGGGCGCTGGTCGGGGCCTGCATCGTTGATGGCGTGCTGGATGCCACGGTCACGCCAGAGGCAGTAGCCTGCCCACCGGGGACGGCCCTGCGGGCGGTGTCGATCACCGCCCTGCCGGATGATGTCTGATGGAGGCCGCCGTCCCGTCACTGTTGCCCGCCACTGCCACAGCGGAAATGCAGGCGGTGGAACAGGCGATGGCCGCACCACTGGCGGGATTGCCGGTGGAAACCCTGACCGATCTGTGGAACCCGGATCGCTGCCCGGCGTGGTTCCTGCCGCATTTGGCGCAGGCGGTACGGGTGGTGCTGTGGCGCAGTGACTGGCCGGAGGCCACCAGACGCCGGATGATTGCCGATAGCTGGCAGATCAATGCCCTGCGCGGCAAGGTCAGCGGCATTGAACTGGCCCTGTCCGCCATCGGTTGGCCGGGGCAGGTGATCGAGTGGCACGAGCAGCAGCCAGAAGGACGGCGGGGCACGTTTGCCGTCCGGCTGGGGGCCGTTGTGGATGGGTTCGCGGCGGACCATCTGGCGGACCTGCATGCGGTGATCCGCCTGACCAAGCGCCACAGCCAGCATCTGGACGCCCTGACCCTGACCGATCAGGCGGAGAGTGCTGCCCTGCATGTCGGCATCACCGGTTGCATGGTGTACCGCCTGATCACCTCCCCCGCCCTGTTCCTGACCGCCCCGGCCACCCCGGCCCGCCCCGATCTGACGGTGGGGGTTGCCACCGTATCCCGTATTGTTTTGTGAGGATGTACCATGGCTGAACCCTATGGCTGGCGTATGACCCCTGATGGTCTGGCCCTGATTGCTGCCGCCCTGTCCAGCAACGCCCCGATCGGCATTGCGACCATCGTGCTGGGCGATGGCGGTGGCACCACCCCACCGGTCACCGCCACCGGCATTGTGCATGAGGTCTGGCGCGGGCCGGTATCGGCCCTGCGGCGGTCGCCCGACAACCGGCTGGTGGTCGAAATCCAGACCATCGTGCCGGTGTCTGCCGGGCCGTTTGTGATCCGCGAAGCGGCCATCCTCGCCAGTGATGGCACGGTCATCGCCCTGTGCCGCCGTCAGGACCTGTACAAGGGCGGCCCCAGCGAAACCCACGCCATTGATGTGCTGGCCCAGATCGTCGTTTCCGAAGCCGCCGTGGTGGAAATGGCGGTCGATACCGGTACCTATGCCACCCTGCGCACGGTGCAGGTCGCTGTTGATGAGGGCATCACGGCCCATGCAGCCAGCCGCAACCATCCGACGGGGACCGAGACTGCCCAAGGGATGGTCCGCTTTGCGACGAAGGCCGAAACCGTCGCCGGCACGCAGACCACTGCCGCCGTTACTCCGGCAGGCGTCAAGGCGGTGGTCGATGCTCTGGTTGATGGTGCCCCCGACGCGCTCAACACCCTGCGCGAACTGGCGCAGGCGGTGGCCAATGACCAGTCTTTCGCCAGCAGCATGCTTGCTGCGCTGGCCGCCAAGGCTCCGCTGGCGTCACCTGCCTTCACTGGTACCCCTACCGTCCCCACGGCGGCGGCTGGAACCGCCACAAGTCAGGCTGCTTCAACAGCTTTTGTCGGCAACGCCTTGGCGGCCTTTTCCGGCTTTGCCAAGACCACCACCGGGGCAAAGCTGGAGGCTTTTAATATGTATGGTGGGGACCTGAACGTCATCAATAGCACCCCCGGCGTGGTGATCACAGAGTGCAGCCCCACCTGCACCAACACGCCCGCCGGTATGGCAGGCACCGCTGGCATCCTGATCCAGTTTGCCGATGGTGGCGGCGATGATGTCCGATTGCAAATCGTCATCGATCAGACCGGTACCTCGCTGTACCAAAGGAGCAAATGGGGAGGGGGCATCCCCGGCATCTGGAGACCGTGGAGCATCCTGTGGTCATCGGCCAATGATGGCTCTGGGTCGGGTCTGGATGCCGACCTAATCGATGGCCTGCACGCCAGCGAGATCACCGGAGCCACCAAAAAATACCTCGTTCTGGACCAGTACAACGGCAACATCATTCGCAATAGTCTGGGTGTTTCGTCGATCATTGACCACGCTGTCGGGCAATACACGGTGAGCTTCGCCACCCCGTGGCCGTATACATACTATGTACCGGCAACGTGTAACGTCGGTAATACCGGCCCCGCGGACGCACCAGAGTGCGTCGTTATTGAGGATCGTCCCGATTATATGCTTTGGACGACCCTGCAAATCCGGATGGCGCACAGACCATCCGGAGAGGATTACTACGTGGATGGCCGTCCTGATACCATCATCTTTGCCGGGATGTAACGATGACCACATCTCAACGCATCGCCGCATGGCGGGGTACTCCGGTATCTGGACAGTATGCCATCGCCTTTGAAGCCAACCTTGACGAGCCGGTGTCGGTGCTGATTCCCGACCCGTCGTGGCTGGCGATGGCTCTGGCCGGAGGGATTCTGCCCCCCCTTGATGCCTATGCCGGAGGGCTGGAGGCGGTTGACGCTGCCGCTCCCCTCGGCCCGATGACCGAGGAGCAGGCAATGGAATACCTGCTGCAAAAGGACGTTCCCGCTCATGTCTGGGACGCCCCGGCAGGCAATCGCCGACGCTTTGCCATCACCCGTAAGGACATGTTGCCCAAAAGCCGCCAATGGCGTGGGGCCTGGAAACTGAAGGACCTGAGCGATGACTGATACCGATCTCATCCAGTTACAAGACAGCCCGTCTGCCGACGCCAGCACTGCCGAAACCCCGGCAACCGTCTCCGTTGAGATGAACGGCAGCGTCATCGACAGCGAGCACACCCAGGCTCTGGAGCGGACTTTCCGCGATGCCTGGGTGCTGGACGGTGACGCCGTGGTGATCGACATGGACAGCGCCCGCGATATCCATCGGGCGGCTCTGCGGCAGGCACGCCCTGCCTTGTTTCAGCCCCACGATGACACCCTGCGCCGACTGGCCCGCAAGGGCCTGCTCGACAGGCTGAGTGAAGACGAGCGGGCCGAAGCCCGCGCCGCCGAAGCCGCCTGTCAGGTTTTGCGCGACATCACCGCCGATCCCCGGATCGAGGCTGCAGCATCGCCCGATGAGCTGGCAGCCCTGACCATCGATATCCTGGCCGATTTAATTCAAGGAGCGTGAAGCATGGTTACCATTCCTCAGACCTTTAACCATGGCGTCCGGCGGGTTGATGACCCCAGCGGGGCACGCCCGGTGCGGGCCGTCAACGTGTCGGTGATCGGCCTGGTCGGGACGGCCCCCGATGCCGACGCCACCCTGTTCCCGTTGAATACTCCGGTTGCCATTGAGGCCGATGAAACCCTGTCGGCAGCGTTGGGGGAGACCGGCACCCTGCCGCTGGCAATGGATGCCATCTACAGTCTTGCCCTGTGCGCGGTGGTGGTTATCCGGGTGGCCGAAGGCACCACCGACGACGAGACCGAAAACAACATCATCGGCAAGGTGTTGCCCGACGGCACCCGCACCGGCCTGCAAGCCATGCTGTCGGCCCGCAGCATCACCGGTGGACTGGCCCCGCGTGCGCTGGGTGCGCCGGGGTTCAGCGACCGGCTGGCCGTTGGTCAGGCCCTGTTGACGCTGGCCGACCGGCTGGCGGGCTGGGTGTTCCTTGATGCCCCCGACACCACCAACGCCGCCGCCAAAACCCATGCCGCGTCGTTCGCCTCTGCCCGCGTGTACAACCCGGTGTTTGGCCGTCCGCTGGTGCGGGACCGCGCCGGGGCCAAGGTCTACAGCTACGGCTCGGCCTTTGCCTTGGGGGCGCTGATCAAGCGTCACTTTGAACAGAACATCGCCTGGTCCCCGTCGAACACGCCGCTGTCGATCCTGGGCCTGTCGCAGCACATTGACTATGTGCCCGGTCGCCCGTGCGAAGCCAACAGCCTGAACGAAGCCCACGTTGGCACCATCATCAACGATGAAGGGGTCTGGCGGCTGTGGGGCAACCATTCGTGCAGCGATGACGAAAACCGCCGCTTCATCACCACCCAGGTGATTGATGACTTCATTGGCGACAGCCTGTTGCGGGCCTACAAGACCCGCGTTGACCAGCCGATCACCCCGACCTTCTTTGATGACCTGATCGAAACCGGCAACCAGTTCCTGTCCGACATGATCCGTCAGGGGGTGATCCTGGGCGGGGAGTGCTGGGTTGACGGTGATCTGAACAGTTGGAGCAACCTGCGAAAAGGACAGGCAATCCTGCGCTACAAGTGGGTCGATCCGGTGCCTGCGGAAGACATCGTTGTTGTGTCGCAGATTGACCCGACCCTCTACACCGCCATCTTCAGCCAGTAAGGGGCCTGTACCATGAGTGAGACCATGTTCAACGCCTATCGCCACGACTGTGCGGGCTACACCGTCAGCATCGACGGCGGCATGCAGGTCGGTGTCGTGTCCAGCTTCAAGCATCCGCCCCTTGAGATGGCGGGTGAATGGGCTGCCGGGGCGGGAGTGTCGGCCAAGCAGTTCCGGCGGTTTTTCACGTTGGGGGAACTGAAGGCGGAAATGACCTTCAGCGACTTCAACCGCCGCATGGCTGCGGTGTATGGCCTGACCAACCGCAGCCTGATCATCCGGGCTGCGATGGTGGACCAGACCGACGCCACCACCAGCGTCAAGGTCACCCTGCGCGGATCGGTCAACAAGCTCGACCGCGGCGAGTGGAAGCAGGGGGAGAAGACCGAAGAGAAATATGAAATCGCCCTCAGCTATTACCGCCTTGAGGCCAACGGCGAGACGCTCGACGAAGTGGACCCGGAACGCGGTGTGCTGATCATCGGCGGGAACGACCTGCGCAAATCCATCAACAAGGCCCTTGGGCTGGCCTGATCCTGACGACCTGATCCTGACGAAAGGACATGAACCATGACTGATACCCAGACTATCCCCGGCGTTGACTGGCTGAGCGACGGCAACGCCCGCATCACCCTGCGCCACGCCCTGACCGTTGAAGGCAAGGCCACCAGCACCCTGATCATGCGCTGCCCCAGCCTGTTGGACATCGAGGCGATGGACGCCCTGAGCGGGTCCGACATGGCGCGCGAAAAGGCCACGGTGTCCGGCTGGTGCGGCATCACCACCGACGAACTGAGCGGCATCAAGTGGCCGGACTACAAGCGCCTGCAACAGGTTTATGTCGCCTACTGTGCTGGTACGGCGGGAAATTTTACCGTGACTGCCGCCGCCTGATCCTGTGGCTGGCCCGGCATTACCATCAGTCCATCGTCGAGCTTGAACGGATGCCGCTGGCCCGCCTGCTGGCCTGGTACCGCGAGGCCGTCCACATCCTGCGGGAGGAACACAGATCATGAAACTGGCCGTTGCCGTCGAGATCGGTGCCGCTGTCACCAGCGCTTTCCGGGCCGGGATGACCACCGCCCAGACCTCGGCGGCGCGGCTGGACCAAACGGTCAGCGACCTACAGGCGCGGGCGGCGACGGTCGAGGGATGGCGCAAGGCAAAGGCCGCCGTCAGTGATACCAAAGCCGCCTATGATGCGGCACGCGCCAAGGCGGCAGCATTGACGGCGCAGGTTGCCGCCAGCGCCGCCCCCTTGCAGGCAGCCACAGCAGCCAGCACACAGGCCAAAGCCGCCGTCATCGACAGCAAAACCGCCTATGAAGCGGCCCGCGTCAAGGCCGAGGCACTGGAAAAGCAGCTTGCCGCCACCACTCGCCCGACCAAAAAGCTTGCCGCCGCCAGTGAAGAGGCACGGGCGGCGATGGCGCAGGCGAAGGCCACCTATGAAGCGGCCCGCGTCAAGGCCGATCAGCTTGGCAAGGAATTGACGGCGGCAGCGGCCAATACCAAACAGTTGACCGCCGCCAGCGAGGCGGCAAAGGCGGCGGTTGGCCGCACGGCGGCAGGCTATCGCGCCAATCTTGAGCACTTGCGGTCGATGTCCGACGCCGCCAAAGCGGCAAAGATCGACCTGAAGGCGGTGGGGGAAGAGGCAACCAGGACCGCCGACCAACTGGCTCGCGCCACCGCTGCCCGGTCTGCCCTGCACTCCGCCACCGAACGCCGGACGGCCCGCCGCGAAAGCCTGTCGGCCATGGGGGGCGAGATCGTATCCGCCGGGGCATCGGCCATGTCGTTTGCCGCACCGATCATGCAGGCGGCGGACTATCAGGAGCGGGTGGTGCGGTTTGGCAATACCGCCCAGATGGCTGCCGACGACCTGACCAAGGTGCGCGACCGGATTGAAGAGGTCAGCCGCCAGACCGGGCAATCGCAGAACAATCTGTTGGAGGGGCTGGAAATTCTGGTTGGGCGGGGTATGGACCCGACGGCGGCGCTGGAGTCTCTGGGGTCCATCGGCAAGGGTGCCACCGCCACCAAAGCCGCCATGGAAGACATGGCCGGGGTGGCCTTCGCCCTGCAAACCTCGCTGGGCATCAAGCCCACCGGGTTGGCCCAGTCCCTCGACAGTCTGGCGCAGTCGGGCAAGTCCGGCGGCTTTGAACTGGACAAGATGGCGAAATTCCTGCCGTCGCTGAGCGCGCAAGCCCAGTTGCTGGGCATGCAGGGGGCCGGGGCGGTGGCGTCGCTGGGGGCATCGCTGCAAATCGCCTTCAAGGGCACTGGTGATGCAGACGCGGCAGCCAACAACATGAAAAACTTCCTGTCAAAAATCACCAGCGAAGATGCGGTCAAGAACTTTGCGGACATGGGCATCAATCTGGAACAGGAATTGACGGCGGCAATGGCATCGGGGGAAGACCCGATCCTGTTCATGATCCAGCGCATCAATGACCTGACCGGCGGCGATGCCTTCAAGCTGTCAAAGCTGTTCGGCGATCAGCAGGTGAAGGAGTTCATCTTGCCGATGATGCAGAACTTTGAAGAGTTCAAGAAGATCAAGGATGATGCCCTGAGTTCATCCGGGGTGATTGATAAGGATTTTGAAAAGGTCAGTGGACTTTTCAACTACCAACTGTCCCGGATGCAGAATGCTGTTACCGGCTTTAGTCAAAGATCTGGCGGCAGTATGCTGGACACCCTCGGTCATATCGCCGGAGGTGTTGCATCGGTTATCAACACGGTTGCTGATCTGTCGGCCCAGTTCCCCGGCCTGACTTCTGTGGTGATGTACGGTGCGGCGGCTCTGGTCACGTACAAGGTCGGCTCGCTGGCAGTACGGCTGGCAATCAATGGCATCCGTGCACCGTTGGACGATGCCGCCGTGATGTTTGCCCGTGTGCGTGCCGCAACCGCTTCCGGTGCCGTCAGCAGCAACCGCTTTGCCGGGGCGCTGGCCGGGGTGCGGCGGGCCGGGTCCGGGGGGCTGGGGGGTATGCTGGGACAGGTGACCCGCCTGCGCTCTGCCATGCTGGCGGTGCCGACCCGGTCATTTGCCGCCGGCCTGCGCACGCTGGGCGCGGCGGGAGCACTGGGGGCGGCGGGTGTCTCTGGCGTTGGTCGTGCCTCCATGGGGATGGGGCGGGGGCTGATGTTCGTGGCCGGTGCCCCGGTGCGGGCGGTCATCATGGGCCTGCGGATGGTCGGTGTTGCCAGCCTGACCAACCCGATTACCGCACTTCCGGCCATTCTCGGGTTTGTGGCGTCGGCGGTTATCGAAAACTGGGACGCAATCAGCGCATACCTGATGCCAAAGATTGCCGAGGCCAAAAAATACATCCAGTGGGCCGCCAATCTGGTTGGCATTGACATGGGGAGCGACGACACCGCCACGGCTGACGCCGGGGCAACCGGGGAAAAGCCAAAGGTTGATACGGGTGTCCTCCGGCAGGGGCTGGACGGTGCAATGGCGGACATGGCCGTTGATGGTGATGCCGGTGCGGATATCGATGTGCCAGCGGGCGGCGATATGGCGGCGGATGGGCCTGCCTATGCCGGTGGCGGTGGTGGTGGTGCGACCATCACCAATCACAACCGCTATGACATCACCATCACTGCCGGGCCGGGCGTAGACCCCGAAGTCATCGCGCAGATGGTGATGGACAGGATCAGCCGGGCGCAGGGGGGACGTGCCTCCCCCAGCGCGGGCGGTGCTTTGTACGATGGAGTGTGAGCATGTCAGCGACAATGCAGATGCGTCTGGGGCCGGATGTGGTCTTTGACCTGCCGACCCTGCAATATGACGCCTTCAAGGAAAGCATGGAGGCCCGCATTGCCACCATTGACACGCTGGGCGGAGTGCCAACCCAGCAGCACTATGGCTGGCAGCGCACCATTGACCTGTCGGGGGTGCGCTTCCCGCTGGATCAGGGGGGCGTCACGCCTCTGGATGGATTGCGGGCGATGATCCGCAGTGGTGCTGCCGTGCTGATGACCGACAGCGCCGGGCACGTTTGGGGCGAATGGGTGGTCAAGTCATTGTCGGTAGACAGCAGCCAGTTCGTGGCAGGCAATGCGCCTGCCCGGCAGGCGTGGTCCCTGTCTCTGGTCTGTGATCGGGAGTAAGGCAGATGCGGACATATGCTGTGGATCAGGACGGTATCCGGCTGGATCGGGTGGTGCTGGATGCCTATGGCACGCTGGCCGGTGCCTATGAGGCGGTGATTGAGGCAAATCCCGGACTGGCCGGGCGGATACAGGCGCTGATGGCGGGGGATGTGGTCAACCTGCCCAGCCTGCCGAACCCGGTGCAGGGAGCGGCGCTGCCTCAGCGCCTGTTTGACTGATGCGCAAGCCGTCGTATCAGGTGCATGTCAGCGGCAACGATGTGTCGGCGGTGCTGGCGGACGGTCTGGTGTCCATCACCGTGACCGACGAACGGGGCATGGTGTCCGATGAAGTCTCTATTGTGTTTACCGACGTGCGCACCCGCTACGCCTTGCCTCGCAGGGGGCAACTGGTGCAGGTGGCGCTGGGGTATGACGGGGCCAATGTCGAGTGTGGTACCTATCAGATTACCAAGGTGTCAGTCACCGGCAAGCCGCGCCAGATCACCATCACTGCCCGCGCCGCACCGGTTGGCAGCAAGCTGGTCGAGCGCCGCAGCACCTCATGGGATGATGGCCTGACGATGGCCGATATCGGCACAGCGATTGCCATCCGGCACGGCTTGACCCCGGCAATGCACCCGGAGATGGCTGCCATCGTGCCGGGCTACATCAACCAGCATGAAGAAAGCGACATGAACCTGCTGACCCGGCTGTCAGCACTGCATGGAGCAACCGCCAAGGCGCAGGATCAACGGTTGATCATCGCCCCCAAAGGCCGGGAAACCACCATCTCCGGGGCCGCTCAGGTTCCGGCAACGCTGACCCCGGCGGATTGCGATGACTGGACTCTGGACATTGAAGACCGTGATCAGGTGGTCGCCGCCCGCTCATCATGGCTCGATCCGGCCACCGGCAAGAAAACCGAAGTGACGGTCGGCGACCAGGCTCCAGGCGCACGGGCAGACGTGGTGCCCGGCACCAAGGCAACAGAGGCCGAAGCCTTGTCTGCCGCCCGTGCCCGCCTCGAAGCATCCGCACGCAACCACCTGCGGGCCAGCCTGTCCGGCCCCGGTCAACCCGGCATCCGCGCAGAAGGAAAGGTTGTCTTGTCCGGGTTCCCCGACGCTGAAATGAACGGGACATGGAAGGTGGAGAAAGCAACCCACACCCTCAGCGGATCATTCAAAACCTCACTGGATTTGACACCGCCGAACCCGCTTTGA